CTGCAGTACCCATGTGAACGGGTCCGTAAACTGAAACGCCCCGCCGCAGAGGGTGGGGTGCTTCTCGTAGTGCTTTTGGATGTCCTCGATGATTTCCAGGACGGTTTTGTGGCCGATGTTCTGTTTGTCGTTGTCATAAACGCCGATCAGGAGGAAGATGTCCACCTTGTGCGGGTCTACGGGGGTAGCTATGCCGCCTTTTGAAAGCCGGACGATGATATACGGGAACGGATCATCCGCTCCCTTTTCCCGAATGGGAAGGTCTTGCTCATAAACGCCCAGCTTCTCCATGATGGGGCTGGCCTCTGGTTCCTCTTGGGCTTTTTCCGGGTCGTATTCCTCCAGATTGAATTCCGGAGTACCCTGAATTTTAGGAGGCGGCGCTTTGTAGGTACGCCCCTCAAAAAGCGCCAGCAGGTCATCCTTTACAGCGGTCTGAAGCTCTCTTGCGTTCATGCCGTCACCATCCGTTCGATCTGTTTTTTCAGGTTATCCTGGTAAATTTCGAGGATATCCTCCCTCAGCCCTGCATCGGTGATTTTGCCGCCCTGATAGACCTTTTCCAGCATTTTGGAAACGGAGGGGCCGTGTGCCGAGTGAAGCGGCGTTCTTCCTTTTCCGATTCGCTGAAGCACGAGCCGGTTCCCGTTGTTTCCGGTCTGAATGAACGCCTTGTTTCCTGCCTGATTCACCAGTTCCTGCAGGCCAGATCCTTTCAGCACCTCTGTTTTCACGCCGCTCTTGGGAGCAGTTGTGTGATACCGGGGCTGCGTCATCGGTGCGCCCTGTACACTGATCGCCGCCTCCAATTTGGAGAGGGTTGCCTTTCTGACTCTGGTATGCTTATTGAAACCGGCATCCTTGACGGTGTACCTCTTTTGCGCGTGCTGGGCCAGCAGTTTCCGGGCTGCGACCGCCGTATCGTTTATGGCGGTGCGTATGGCTTTGGGAGCCTGCTTCTTTGCGCCCTCCAGCTTCGAGAGAACAAGTTCCAAGTCTTTTGGGTCTGCTGTAATGGCAATCATCGGCTTCGGTTCGCCTCCAGTGTAATGGCATAGATGCCGCACTCATCGGTGGCATCCACCACCTTGTAGGTGCCGCCGTCCAGTTGCAGGTAGGTATCCTGTCCGGGGAGCGGCCCTCCAAAGTCATCCGCCGCGACATAAAAGAGCAGCTGGCGGGTGTAGATTCCATCCATGTTGGATTTCATCTTCTTTTCCCGCTCGATGTTCTCCATGTCATCCAGAACAATCACCATGATTTTGCCATTTACCCGGTGCCTCTCCCCGAATTCCGCCGGGTTGAGGAAGATGTTGTGGACATCCGCTTTCAGGAGTTCTTTGAAGGTTGGGGTTTCCAAGGTGACCGCCTCCTTTGCTCTGTCATAGGAATTTTGCCGACCAGATCATCCCCGGTCAGCTCACCACCTACAGCGGTTCCGGGGAGGCCGGGTTCTGCCGTCACCCTTTTGGCCGGTGTCCATGCAGGGGGATCACTGTCACGCCACATGGCCGAGCCGCTCTCCACCCAGGCGGACACCAGCGCCGGGTTGTCCGAGGGGAGCATGTCCCCCGGCCCGAAGCGGCGGAATCCAGCCTGGATGAAATCGAGAGCGATCAGATCAGCCATTGATGCTTACCAATACCGAGGCCCCGGAGGCATCGGCGGGGGCGGCAGCGTACCCGGCCTTGACATATGCGGCCTTTTCGTCCCCGGTCTTTCCGTTGTCTGCCGCATCGGTGATGCCGGTTCCGTCAAAGTAGACGGTCTGGCCCATTGCGATGGCGGCGGTGCCGGTCTTTTTGATCTCGAAAACGCCGACCATGTGCAGACTGCCGGTCTTGCCGGGAGGGATGGGGCAGCCGGTCACGCCGATGCGATCCTTCAGGGCCACGACCGTGTCATGTGGGATGAGATTGTCGGTTGCGTTGGTGTAGTCCAGCGCTTCACCTCTCTGCAGATATTCAGCCATTGGTCTTTACTCCTTTCTCACTGCCCCAGAGGGCTGTTGATTGCTACGCCGGGGTTCTTGATGGCACCGCGGTAGTCCATCACATTGATCCCCCAATCGAGATAAATGTCCCAGACAAAGCCCAGCTGGCCGGAGGTTTCCATCCGGCGGATGGTCGGCACTTCCTGCCCGTTGAGATAGTCCACCTCAATGAAAGCAGTGTCGGCGTTGTTTGCGGTCATGAACCAGGGCATCACATTCCCGAAGCCGCCGCAGAGGGCGTTGATGGTGGGGTCCTCCACGATCTGCATATCCTTGTATGCGTAGAGGGGGTTCACAGCCTGAGTGTTGCCGCTGGTGTGGATAGTGGGGCTGTTGAACAGGGTGTAGATGTCAAAGGTCAGGCCGGAGGGAACGATGATCTTGCCGGGGCGCACGATGATAGGCTGGTCGAATTCATCTTTCTGGGTGGACAGCGCCATGATCATGGCCTGCACGGCCTCCTGGGTGATGCCGGTTCCGGTTTTCAGCAGGTTCTTGTGGGCGGCGCTGAAAAGCGCGGTGCCATCGTAGATGTTGGGATTGTTCAGGAGAATCCGATAGCACTGGGTGTTGATGGTTCTCCGTGCGGCGGCGGCGTGTCTGGCCGGGATACTGGTTACAAGGTCGATGTCATCGTTGATGAACGCCTGGCGGCTCAAAGTAAACTGTTTCCCGTAGGTTCTGATCTGACGGGTGGGAAGTTTGGCATCGGTGGGCTTATCGCCTTTCAGCTCACCGCCCTCCGGCACCTCCAGAAAATCTCCGATGGGACCGGCCAGATAGTTGTTGTCGTGAATCTTGAAGTCCTTCAGGCTGCCCTTGCGGGTCCAGAGGTCAAAGGTCACAGCAGCGGTGCGATGGCCCTCCACATACGCTTTGTTGATGGCGTTGTCGAGGATGGTGGGGAATGCGGCGGTGGGGTTGTAATACTGACGGGTGCAAACTTCACGCAGAATTTCATCGTTGCTCATGAACCGTGCGCCGGAAACGCCGGAGCGCTCCAGGCAGGTAATCGCCAGATCCCGCAGGGACATGGTGGCAAATTGCGCCGATCCGGCGCTGGGCTTCTCCACCTGAACGCCACCGCGGAGCAGAAGACCGTCTGCGGCATCCCGCCTGAAATCATCCTCGCCGCTGCCGGTGACATGGATGCCGGTGCCGATGGGGGATTTATCCCGCCGGAGTTCATCCAGAACAGCGGTCCTGACCTGCTCCACGCTGAGGCCGTCCTCGATGTACTTGTCGGGGTCATACCCGAAATCCCGGCAAATGGCGGAGATTTCCTTTACCCGGTTGCGCTCGGCTGTCCGGGCGCGTTCCTCGATTTCCCGCTGCTGATCCGGGGGCGTGGTGGGCGCACCATTGGAAAGGGCGGGGGGTGCGGGGGGATTCCCGCCCTGCTGGCGTTCCTCGTCAGCGATTTCCCGGCTCAGCTGGTCGATCTGGCCCTGCAGGGTATTGAATTCCGCCGTTTCCTCGGCGGTCATCTCCCTGCTTGCGGCCTTTGCAGCATTGACAAGTTCCTGCTGGCGCTTCAGGGCCGCTGCGCGTTTCTGCTTTTTGTCCATAGTTTCTAACCTCCTATGATGTTCTTGTTGATTTGAAGTTGGCTCTCGTAGACGCTCAGAGGGGTTGCCCTGGGCTGTTCCGCCTCGCGGCCCACGCCGACAGTAGCATCCGCTGGCACCGACACGATGGAAATCTCAAAGGGCCACCATTTCCTTGCGATTTCGCACGGCCCGGTAAAGCGGCCATCAGCGCTTGTCTTTCCGGCCATTACTTCCTCAAGTGAATCAATCCGGTACCCGACAGACACGCCTTTCAGCGTACCGCTGCGTACCTTCTGGTAGATGATTTCGGACTGCTCATCGGTGTCGAATTCCACCTCTGCATATCCCCGGTTCCCATCTACCCATGCCCGGTTGATCTTCCCGATCACGGCATCCCGGTTGTGATTGAACAGCAGACAGCCGATTTCGTTCAGCCGTGTCAGATCAACAGCGCCGGGGCCGTGGTCCAGAATTTCCACGCCGAACCACCGCTCATAGGGTTCCTCCGAAGAGAAGGAAAGGATGAATTTCCGCTCGTTCCCTTCGCCCTCCATGCGCTGGAGGGATGCGGTCATCAGCGTCCGCCGGTCATTCCTCCCCGGCTTCTCCGTCCGCGTCCCCATCGTTGTCAGACTCCGGGTTCTGGCCTCCATCGGGAGGAACGGCGGGAATCTGCCCAGCGCCGGGAGGCGGGGCGGGTTCGGCGGGTTCGTCCTCGTAGAGACCGTCCGATTTCTTTTGTCCAAGGATTACACCTCCTAAATCCACGCCGTGTTCCTCTCTGGCGTAGTCTAAAACTTCGCAGATGTCATCAATCTGCTTTCTCCAATCCGCCCCGTTTTCGGCGGCAATCTGCTTAAAGGTCTTTTGACCGGTCATCAATGCGATCTTGGTGGCGGTAGCCTCTTTACTGGGGTCGATCCAGTCCTTTGGCGGCTTCTCGAAGGAGTGACGGAAATACTCATCCTTGCGGTTCCAGAAGTCCGGGATGGAAACCGCCCCAGCCAAAACCGCCGAGATGATGAAGGTTTCATAGATCTCATCCAGAATATCCGCCAGCAGTTCATCTTCCTCTGCATAAGTCATCCCATCCTCGATCAGACCCTGTCTGGCGCTGGAGTAGGTGCATTGGCTCATGTCCCTGGATGTGGCCTCGTAGCTGAGGCCCTGCCCGGCTCCGATCATACGGAGCATGAGCTTGACATAGGCGGAGGCATCTGTCGATTGTCCCTGCGGATTGATGCTCTGGATTTCATCGCCGGGGTTCATTTCCAGCATCATGCCGGGGGAGAGGGTCTTTCCGTCATAGGTCTGCTTCCCGCCCACAGTCGTAGTGCCGGGTCTACCCAGTCCGGCGGTCGGCAGGTTGCGCTTGATGGCGATGCCGAAGCACGCCTCTATCCGCTGCTTGACCGAGAAAGCTGTCATGAATTCGTTGGCATCCCGGATGCGGGTGATGGTTTGGGCCATGTCCGACATTTCCCTCAGCTGAGAGGGGCGGCGCTTGCTGAAGTAATAAATCACATCCGCCGCCGGGAGAAATACCGGCTCTGTGATGCTCATCCCATCCAGGGAATATTGCCGAATCCAATAGCCAACCGGGGCATTGTATTGGTCATACTCAATGCCGCCGATCACCCGGTTGCCCTTGTGCTTTGGAGCCATCTGAGATGCGTCCAGTTCATCCACCTCGAATAGCTGCAGCTTGAAGGGAAGAACGCCGCCTTTGGTGTACCGCTTCACAAAAAGGATACCGCCGTCCACCTTTTTCCGGCGGACGGCCATGCGGAGCATCTGGTTCAGGCTTTGGGTGCCGGTCACATCGCAGTTGCGCTTTTTGCACCATGTTTTCCAGAGCCTTTCGATTTCGCTGTTCAGCTTTTCGCTTGGCGTATCTGCCTGAAGGATGAGGCCCTTGCCCACTACATTGCGGACGAATGGGCCAATTAGCGAATTCGCTATATCGCTGTTTCTCTCCAGATCCCTCGCTCTGGCCCTGACGGTGTCCCGGCTGTACCGGTCGGTGTACTCAGCGCTCTGGTTAAATACCCGCCAGTTGGCGTTCAGCCGGCTTCCATTTCCGGCATCATAGTTGCGGCGCTGTTCCTCCATGATTTGCCGCCATGCTTCCCGTGTGGCCCCGGCCTCTGGATTGAACCAGCCGATGATTTTATCAATGATGTTCATGCTCTCACCTCGAATCAAAAACAGCGACAAAGGTGTCTGAGAGCAGCATGGAAGATTCGCCGCTTGCCAGCTCTGCCTCCAGCTCATTCCGCATGGCCCGCAAAAGGGCGAGGTCTGCCCTTGTCACGCTCCGGCTGCCGAGCTTATAGCTCTGGCCGCCAAGCAGGACGGCCTGAATGGCTTTGTTTACCTCTGCCAGCCGCTGTTCCGCCGTATAGTCATTCACGATTACTCGCCTCCTAAATCCACGATTCGTGCTGCCCGATCCAGCTTTCTTCCGGGGCGTAGACCGGATCGGGCTTTTTCTCCACCTCTTTGCGAGGCTGGACCTCTGTATCGTCCAGATGGAAATACCGAGCGCCCAGAACATCGGCGGCACACATGGCATAGACCTCTGTGTCCAGGTAGTGGTTATCCGCATGGGACGATTTCAGCACCCATTTCTGAATGGTGCGCTCGCCGCTCTTTACGCTGACCTTGTGTTCCGCTGTCACCTGTTCGGCATATTCCCGGTCGCATCCGAGATAAACCATCCAGCTGCCGGTCCCATTCTCTTTCCGCATCCGTCCGGCGATCATGTCTTTGTACTTCCCGGTGTCGATCATCACCAGATTCATTCCGAACGCTTTGCTGTCGGTGCGGTTCACCTTGGAGAGCCGGAAGTGGGTATCCATAGGGTGGGATGATCCCTTGCTGGGGAGCGCCCAGTCCGCATTCACGGCGCAGAAATCATAGACAAGGTCGGTGTTGTCACCGCTGTCTATGAGGGCCAGCGCTACCACCATCGGATCGCCGCCGTCCTCGCGGGGGTACTGCAGGTTCATGATGTGTTCCACCTCTGCGAAGCTGTCCGCTTGGCCATGGGCGATGTTCTGGCTGGTCAGGTGGTTTCCCCATGCCCGGATAGACCAGTAGACGCTGGATTCCTGCACATCCACGCCGGCGGTCAGGAGCTTTGCCCACTTTGGAACCGTGAGTTCCGGCAGCGCCGTCTGGCGTTCCAGCACAAGGTCTGCATTGGTTTTCAATTTTGTATCCTCCCACGGTTCTGCAAACCAGCTGTTTGTGAAGTTCTGGAAGGCATCGGGGTCATCCTTGCTGGTAAGGAATGCCTTGGCCATCTCGGAAAATCGGACGAAGGGGGAATAAAGGGTGTTGATCCAATAGGCCACCCGCCGTGCCGGTTTTGCTCGTTCCTCCACCACCCGCCATTCCCCATAGCGGAGCATCTGCGGCTTGTGCTGGTCCGTAATGATGGCCCCGCATTCCTGGCAGATGTATGCGGCCAGTTCTGCCCGCTCCGAGTAGCCCATCCCTTCATCGGGAAATTTTACCTGCTTCCACTTCAGCTCTATGAATTTCCCGCAGTGGGGACAGGGGACAAAGTAGTGCTTTACGACATCCGCCCCCTCCATGGCTTTCCAGATGTGTCCGGTTTTCAGGGTGGGGGTGGAGGTCATGAAGATTTTCCGGTTATGAAAAGTCTTTGTGCGCTCTCTGGCCAGCGAGATTGGGTCTGCCTCTTTTTTGGATGCGCCGGGGTATTTGTCCACCTCATCCAGAAAAAGAAATCGGATTGCCTTGCTGGCCAGTTGGGAAGGGCTGTTAGAGCCGACCATGCTCAGGTACATCCCATCGAATTGCAGTTCTGATTTCGAGGATTCGCTTTCGCGGTACCGCCGGCGGAGTGTTGGCGCTGCGTAAATCATGGGGCGGAACCGGTTGATCACCAGGCTCTCTGCCAGCACATCCGAAGGGTACACGCACATGGTGGGCGATGGGTCTTGCTGAATGGCCCAGCCCAGCATATTTAGCAGGGCCTCTGTGCCTCCTACCTGCGAGGGCTTCACGAAGATGATTTCCTCTGTTTCGTAGTTGCAGAGTTCATCCATGATCCCGGCGAGGTATGGGGTCTTGTCATTCCG